GAATTAATCAAGGTGGCTAAAGAGCCTATAGTAGATTCAGATGACGATATATCAGCAGATAGATTAAAAAATGCAGCAGCCACTAAAAAACTAGCTATATTTGACGCATTTGAAATACTTAACAGAATCCAAGAAGAAGAAAACTTACTCGAGGGGAAAACACCTGAAGAGAGAGAGGAAAAAGTCTTTAAAGGATTCGCAGAAGGCAGATCTAAGTAATGTACGAGCAAAGTTTAGTTAAGGTAATTGAACCTATTAAAAAAACGACTATTAGTCGTCTTAATAAATCTAAAAAATGGAAATATGGATACAATAAAGAGCATGATATTATCGTTATATCAAAAAGCGGTCAAATTGGTGAAATACTTGAAATACAAAATCTGCGAATTGCGTTGCCAAGAGTGCCGGGGAACGTGTTCGAACATGAAAAAAATAAATGGGTAAAACAAGAGTATCCTAAAGAACTAAGTAGGATAAAAAATATATTTGACTGGAGAAACTATCCCAATGAGTCAAAAGAGCAGTGGTTTGATTATATAGACGAAGAATTTAAAAGAAGAGAAGAAGGGTTCTGGTTTGTGAACAATGGGGAACCAACGTATATAGTAGGCACCCATTATATGTATTTACAGTGGAGTAAAATAGATGTAGGTGCACCTGATTTTAGAGAAGCAAATAGATTGTTTTTTATATTTTGGGAAGCTTGTAAAGCTGATAAAAGATGCTACGGCATGTGTTACCTAAAGAACAGAAGATCAGGATTTTCCTTCATGTCTTCAGCTGAAACAGTTAATTTAGCAACTTTAGCGAGTGATAGTAGATATGGTATACTATCTAAAACAGGTTCAGATGCTAAAAAAATGTTTACAGATAAAGTAGTGCCTATTAGTATAAACTATCCATTCTTTTTTAAACCTATCCAAGATGGTATGGATCGCCCCAAAACAGAATTAGCGTATAGAGTTCCAGCTAGTAAGTTTACAAGAAAAAAAATAACTAGTAATGAAAAACTAGAAGAACTAGAAGGACTAGATACAACTATTGATTGGAAAAACACAGGGGACAATAGTTATGACGGTGAGAAATTAAATTTACTAGTTCACGATGAGAGTGGCAAATGGGAGAGGCCTGACAACATATTAAATAACTGGAGAGTTACGAAAACTTGTTTGAGATTAGGTAGTAGGATTATAGGTAAGTGTATGATGGGTTCTACATCAAATGCCTTGGACAAAGGTGGTGATAACTTTAAAAAACTATACAATGCATCAGATGTCACTAAGAGAAATAAAAATGGTCAAACAAAATCTGGTTTATACTCTCTGTTTATCCCAATGGAATGGAACTACGAAGGATTTATTGATGAGCACGGAATTCCAGTATTCACTACTCCTGACTCAGATGTGCTTGCCCCAGACGGTGAATTAATAGATGTAGGCGTAATAGATAATTGGCAAAACGAGGTAGATGGTTTAAAAGACGACCAAGATGCATTAAATGAATTTTACCGTCAATTTCCAAGAACGGAAGAACATGCATTTAGAGATGAGACTAAGAACTCTATTTTTAATCTCGTTAAAATATATGAGCAGATAGACTATAACGAAGAGATGTCTAGAACTTTAGGAATCACAACTGGTAATTTCCAATGGGTAAACGGAATTAAAGATTCTCAAGTTATATTTTATCCAGACCCTAAGGGTAGATTCAAAGTTAGTTGGGTTCCACCTCAACAATTACAAAATAGAGTAATATTAAAAAACGGTATAAAATATCCCGGTAATGAACATATGGGTGCCTTTGGTTGTGACTCATATGATATATCAGGAACTGTAGATGGTCAAGGATCTAAAGGTGCTCTGCATGGTTTAACTAAGTTTAGCATGGAAGACGCGCCTGCAAATAGTTTCTTTTTAGAGTACCTGTCAAGACCTCCAACGGCTGAAATATTTTTTGAGGACGTATTAATGGCTTTAGTGTTTTACAGTATGCCGATATTAGTCGAGAATAATAAACCTAGACTTTTGTATTATCTAAGAAGAAGAGGGTACAGAGGTTTTAGTATGAATCGTCCTGATAAAATTTGGAACAAATTATCTGTAGCTGAAAAAGAAATTGGTGGAATACCTAACTCTAGTGAAGACATAAAACAAGCTCATGCCGCGGCAATTGAGATGTATATTCAAGATCACGTTGGTATGAAACAAGATGGAACATTTGGTGATTTGTACTTCAACGATTTACTAAACGATTGGAGTAGATTTGATATTACAAAACGAACAAAATTTGATGCAACTATAAGTTCTGGTTTAGCTGTCATGGCGAATAATAGACATTTGTACGCGCCGAACGCTAAAGTTGAAAAACCAAAACTAAACATAAACATGTCCAGGTATAGTAATACTGGGATTAATTCAAAAATAATTAAGCAATAAATATGGCAGAGTCTGGCATTAAAAGTTATTTTCCAAGTCAAGCGGTTAGTGATGCTGAAAAGCTAAGTCACGACTATGGTTTAAAGGTAGGTAAAGCAATAGAAACGGAGTGGTTTAATAACGATAGAAGTTTAAATAAATATACAAACAATTTTAATAACTTCCATAGTCTTAGGTTATACGCTAGGGGAGAACAGTCTATACAGAAATATAAGGATGAGTTATCTATTAATGGTGATTTGTCCTATTTAAATTTAGACTGGAAACCAGTTCCAATTATCTCTAAATTTGTAGATATTGTTGTTAATGGTATTGCTGAAAGAACTTATGATATAAAAGCTTTCTCTCAATCGCCCAATGGTGTGGAAAAAAGAACTAAGTATATGGAGGCGGTGATGAAAGATATGAAAATGCAAGAATTCCACCAAGAAGTGAACGACAAGTATGGGATAGACATGAAGCAGTCGGAGATTCAAGAGTTGCCGAGTTCGGAAGAGGAGTTAGGTATACATATGCAATTAACATATAAGCAGGCCGTAGAACTAGCAGAGGAACAAGCGTTAAATGTATTGTTTCAAGGTAATAAGTATGAATTAACAAAGAAAAGATTTTATTATGACCTCACTGTACTTGGTATTGGAGCTGTAAAAACAGGTTTTAACACTTCTGAAGGTGTTGTTATAGACTATGTAGATCCAGCTAATCTCGTTTATTCTTATACGGATTCTCCTTATTTTGATGACGTATATTATGTCGGGGAAGTTAAATCTATTCCGATCAATGAATTAGCAAAACAATTCCCTCATTTAACAGAAAGTGATCTAGAGGATATATTAAAAAACAAATCTCAAAATAGAAACAGTTATAACACTAGGTATTCCATAGATAAAGAAGACGAAAATACTATTCAAGTTTTATATTTTAATTATAAAACCTATATGAATGAAGTTTACAAGGTAAAACAAACTGGAAGTGGCGCTGATAAAATTATACCTAAAGATGATTCTTTTAATCCACCAGGAGACATGGAGGGTGGATACAGTAGATTATTGAGATCTATAGAATGCCTATACGAGGGAGCTATGATTTTGGGTACTGATAAATTACTTAAATGGGAAATGGCTAAAAACATGATGCGTCCTAAAAGTGATTTTACTAAAGTAAAAATGAACTACGCTATTGTAGCGCCAAGAATGTATGATGGGAAAATCGATTCATTAGTAAAAAGAATTACTGGTTTTGCTGATATGATCCAGTTAACACATTTAAAACTCCAGCAAGTACTGTCAAGAATGGTTCCAGATGGTGTTTATTTAGATGCTGACGGTTTAGCTGAGGTTGATTTAGGTAACGGAACAAATTACAATCCTCAAGAAGCGTTAAACATGTTCTTCCAAACTGGTTCCGTGATAGGAAGAAGTTTTACATCAGAAGGGGATATGAACCCCGGTAAAGTACCGATTCAAGAAATCACGTCTGGATCTGGTGGTAATAAAATGCAGGCTCTTATAGGTAATTATAATTATTATTTACAAATGATAAGGGATGTAACTGGATTAAACGAGGCTAGAGATGGAAGTACGCCTGATAAAAATGCTTTAGTTGGTGTCCAAAAACTTGCGGCCGCTAATAGCAACACCGCTACTAGACATATATTACAAGCTGGGTTGTATCTAACTGCTGAAACCGCAGAGTGTTTATCACTAAGAATATCAGATATACTAGAGTATTCA